TTCAACCAGTACCAGCCGTACGTGTACCACACCGGCACGCCCTACCCGGGCATCTACGTGTACTCCTTCGCGCTGCAGCCGGAGGAGCACCAGCCGACCGGCACGTGCAACTTCTCTCGCATTGACAACGCCCAGGTGTCCGTGGCTCTTAAGACCGGCTCCCAGGCGACCCTGCAGAAGCTGTTCGCAGTGAACTACAACATCCTGCGCATCCAGTCTGGCATGGGCGGCCTCGCATTCTCCAACTAGAGAACTACGGCATCTGCTACGCGAAATCAAAAAAAACGGGCTTCGGCCCCAAGAACGTTCAAGGTTCTTGGAGTCGCAACTAATATCCCCATCCAATGTAAATGTCTATTTCATAAACCCAAGCCCTCCCGGGCCATATTACGGGCGTACATTTCGATTAATAATTTCCCATTTTGCATTTTGTGTTCCAAAGTTCTCTTGGATGCTCGTGGCGCATGCATCTGGATCAAAACTAGGACTACAGCAAAAAACATCAACATACACGATTCCGTGCTCTGGATACGTGTGTGCTGAGAAGTGACTCTCGGCGAGGACGAGAACTCCAGTCGCTCCGAACGGCTCAAACTGGTGGAACGCCCTCCCTACGACCGAGAACCTGCACTCATTGGCGATGCGGTCCATGCATGCTTCAAGCTGTGCGGTTGTCGTGATCTTCACGTCCGCCAGATGTCCGATGAGGTGCTTCATTATTTAGATTTGTGTTTTTTTCTTTAGACGCTAAGAATGGCGCGACCCGTATAGTACGCGAGCACAACTGCAAAAAAGAGAAACAGGGAACCAAAGACTATGTTGGGGTAATCCTTAGGTGCGGCGGTGTTTGTCGACGTCCCGTACCCCGTGGACGGCGCGACCGTTTTGTTTGCCTGGTATACGGTAGCCGTGCCGAGCGAAAAGAACAGGCCTGTGAGCACAACACCGAAGATCGCGGTAGCAGTAATCTCAGGCATTTACTATGTATAGACAAAATAAATGGCCTAGTACCGATTGTATCTAGGCGTGTTTATCACAGTGAAGAAAAGATACAACATGAAAAACCCGATGATGATGCTCGTGATAGCCTTGATGTTCACTGCTGGAATCCGGCGACGGCCGGGATCGAGAAAGTCCTGGATTCCCGTGATCATCATCAATACAGCGGCGATGAAGTAAATAGCCTTACCGAGATTCCACGTGTGGAAGCTTGGAGCCTGCACAAATCCACGGGATTGCTGCTGGTTGAACGGGTAAGCCATTTATTACTTAAGGATATTTTTATCTGATCCCTTATGAACTTTGCGTACCTTGACTCACGTGAACTATTCGAGCGCAACATCGAAGCCCTCGAACCAATCCCTTGCGAACTTGATGACAAGTGGAAAAATTTCGAACAAGAATTATACAAATACAAGACAGAGTTGGCGACTGCTCAGCGCGACCTCAAGTTGGCCACGTCCGAACTTGAATTCAAGCGCTCAGACATTACGGACATGCGTAGCATGATTGAGGGTGTGACAAATCAGCGCTTAAAGGATTCACTCGTGGAAGTAGTAGACAAGCACGAGTCAGAAGAGGGTGTCGCCGCCTTGACCGAACAATGCAGGGAATTGATGGGCAAGATTGATGAGATGAAGAAGGTGCTCAGGGACACGAACGCTGAAAGGTACGCCGCATTTACATGCTTTGTTTGTATGGACCGACTTGTTAACTTATTTATCGACCCCTGTGGGCACTTGATCTGCGATTACTGTGCGTCCATGACTGTAAACAAGCACGAATGTCCCGGGTGCAGGGGGGCTGTGCGTGACCGTAAAAAAATATTCACGCTCTCGTAGCTCAGTTGGTTAGAGCGTGAGTCTTATGAGCTCAAGACCGCGGGTTCGAGCCCCGCCGAGAGCACCATTTGCATCAGTGTCCGAGTGGTCCAAGGAGGCAGACTCAAGTAAAACGGGTTTTACTCCCGGGTGTTCTGCTGGCGCAAGCCGCGTGGGTTCGACCCCCACCTGATGCATTCTGGCCCTGTGGCGAAATTGGATATCGCGTGGGACTTCTAATCCCGAGACTGCGGGTTCGACCCCCGCCAGGGTCACTGCGTTAAATTACGCAAAATAAAACTCAATGTTAATAACGTGGGGTCATGGTTCCATAGTATAACGGTTAGTACACGAGACTCTGAATCTCGTAATGGGAGTTCGATCCTCCCTGGAACCTTGGGATGGGCATCCCGCCACCACCGTAGCGCACCGGCATCTGCCTGGACCTGAACACGTCCCTAAACTGTTCTTCTGACTTTGGCGCAACGGAAGCGCAAGGCGCTGTAGCGTTTCAATTACGCTTTGGTAACCGGATCGACACCGGTAAGTCAGAACGTGTCCCTGTGGCCTAATTGGTTAAGGCGTCAGTAAAGACGTTGCTGTTAACCTGTAGATTGTGAGTTCGATTCTCACCGGGGACGATTTTTTAACTGCTCAGCTCCAGTTAAAAAATTGTCATGCACTCTACAGATGGAGAAGAAGTGTTCTAAATGTGAAATTTCAAAACCATTGGATAAATTTCCAAATGATCCCAGGTGTTCAGGGGGCAAAAGAGGGGCGTGTAAAGCATGTAGAGTAAATCAATGGGTACCTGAAGAAAATCAAACTCTGACTTGTAAAATATGCACCGAAGAAAAACACCACACGTTATTTGCTAATCATGGTAAACAAAAACCTTATGAATGCAAGGCGTGTAGAAACAAAAGAGATTTTGATAAGAGAAATTTAGATAGAGACGCTTATAATAAAAATAAGCGCGAAGTTTATCAAAAAACTAAGGACAAAATAAATGAAACACGTCGCAAAACACTTCAAAGACGCAGAAATGAAGACCCCAAATACCGTGCTATGATGGCGCTTCATTGCAGGTTATACATGGCCGTGAAAGAAAAGACGGGAAAAACAATGGAGCTCACGGGATGTTCGAAAGAAGAACTCACTACATTCCTCGAAGCCGAATTCACGGAAGGAATGACATGGGAAAACTACGGCACATGGCACATAGACCACATCCGCCCGTGCGCCTCGTTCAATCTCGAGGACCCGGGTGAGCAAAAGAGGTGCTTTCATTGGACAAATCTACAGCCATTGTGGGCCATTGATAATATAAGAAAGGGGGCTAATTATTCCAAGCATTCGGTGGCGGGACTGCCCGCGTGGCCGTCGATCTACCCCGCGATCTAGACCGCGATGCACTCGACGACGTGGTGCGCGGAGTTCTCAATACGCGCGGGCTCGCCAATCGTCCAGTGTTAATCTGTGCCGAAATCCACTTCCAGAAATCAATAGTCATTTGGTGACGTGACGTTACCAAGGCGTTATTGCGACCTATACCCACTTGCATTTTCCAATTTGCATTCTTCATTGCCGCATTGCGTTCACGTATAATTTCGTGTATCATCTGCTTGACTGCAATGCGCTGATCCATTTTAAGGCTCGTCAAGTTGCGAATCATGTTCCTGGCCGAAGCGGAATTCCTGTTCTGCCACGCCTGGAACAGCGTCTTTTCACGAGGGCGTGAAGTACCCGAACTAATAACTTTTTTTCTGTTTGCAATTTTATTACCGTTGAGAATCACCCGATTGTTCACGACGAGCCACACGCCGTGCGGGTTTGGTTTCCCGGGGACAATCTTCAATCTCCCGCCATTATTGACTGGTATGAAATATCCAGGGGGTGCCTTCTTGCCTAGATTCCTCCACCAATTATTCGTCTTTAATCCATGAGGTTTGTTTGGAATGCGTGTGGTGACATTCACGTTCATTGCTTAAAGGTGGTGGAGAAATAAAACATATGAAGGCTAAAATCCCAGCCGCTCTCCGTGAACAAGTCTGGCTCATTGCGTGTGGAGATCGTCTTTTTAAGCCACACAGTGTCTGACCCGCGGTGCTGGTTCTCCATTCCATTTAAAATTAAGGCACGTCACTCCGTTTAAATAAAAGAGTACATCTATTATATAGAATGGGATGGATTTATCAGATAAGGAATTCACTAAATAACAAAGTTTATATAGGCCAGACTACACAGCATAATGTAGCCATAAGATGGTGTGATCATATCAAGTCTATAAATTCAGACCTCGACAGTTATTTGGTGCGCGCCTTTAGACATCACGGTTTAAACAATTTTGAATTTAGTGTCATTTATGAATTACCTGATGTCGAACTCGATGAAGCTGAAATAAACGAAATATCAAAAAAAAATTCACTTTCACCCCATGGATACAACATACGCGAAGGTGGTTCGAGAGGCAAACACAATTCAGAAAGTATTGAAAAAATTAGACAATCTCATATCGGTAAAAAGCATTCAGACGAAACAAAAGATAAACTTCGACAGTGTAATTTAGGTAAAAAGCAGACACAGGAAACCAAGGAAAAAAATAGACGTGCTATGCTGGGAAAACCAAAATCAAAAGATGCCGTGGAAAAATCGGCTCGAGCCCGTACGGGTCTCAAACGTTCAGTTGAAACAATAGAAAAGATGAAAATGTCACGGCAAATTAATGTCGAACAATGGTCACTCGATGGAGACTATATAAAAACTTATCCGAGTATTAAACAGGCTAGTAGAGAAACCGGATCTAATGATATTTCCAAATGTTGTAGAGGAAAATATAAACAAAGTGGGGGGTTTATATGGAAGTATAAAGATGATGAGTAATGTAAAATAAATGCGCAAAATTTCCATTCCGAAGGCTCTCCGTGAACAAGTCTGGATCACATGGAACGGAAAGAAATTTAGTAATAAATGTAATGTTAATTGGTGTGAAAATATAATATCTGTTTTCGATTTTGAAGTGGGCCACAATGTGCCCGAGTCCAAGGGCGGTGCGACCGACATTAATAATCTTAGACCAATTTGCTCAAAGTGTAATAGATCTATGGGTGATGAATATACGATTGACGGATTTTCCGCTCTTTCAACGCGCCGCGAGCACTCTCACCTGTGGGAGTGTTTCCGGTTAAAAGAAACCGGCGTATAAGTCATAAGATGGCGGAGATCTTTCGTTTCTACCCCGAGGGCAGTACTCTGTTCGTCGAGGTTCTAGGGAATGAATATCTCAAGCGCCAGCCCGCCAACCCAGACGATGCACAGAAGTTTGCAGAAGGCCTCAAGCCCATCGTAGAACAAGTTGAGGATATGATGCGGGCAAAGAATATGCACGAAGTTATGATTCTGAATCTCAAGGGGGTCGGTCTGACGGCTCTGAATCCACAGACGACAACGCAGCTCGTCGGACTTTTGTACACAATTCGTTCAGATGATGAATCATTCATGAAGCGCATTGAGATTCACAACTCCAACCCTCTTTTCGAAATGTTGTACAAGCAGGTGAAGCGTCAATTGCCGCCAAAACTTGTGAATCTAATTACATTTGTTAATTGAAAAAGTTTTAACGGTCATTGGTGCCTCGCGCCAGAATGTCTTTGGGTCTGTCTCGTAAAGTTCAAAAATTCTTTGATTGTCTTCTTGTCTGAGAATCTCTGGTTCCTTCCCTTCCTTATCCTTGAGGCCTACGGGGAAATCCTCGAGAAGCACAGTGTTGAGAGCGAGCAACTCCGGTGAATAAAGACACGCAATTTCGTATCCTATATCAAGATTGAGCCCTTCTGGCTCCGTGCGCACCCAATAATGTTCGCAAATTTCATTCGGTGAAATGCAATATCCATGAACTACTCTCGCCTCGATTTTACGAGTCGCCAAATATTTCATGAGTATCGCACAGTGATGAACAACTGAACCACCAACCTTATTTAATTTAATGCGTTGCGCAATTCTTTTCAGGTCAATATCCATTGAGGGGGGCCCTGAAAAAAACTAGGTTCTGTGTACGCGAGGCCAACGCGCGAATGCGTTCATTCCAAAAAAGCAAACATGGACATCAAGGCTCTTCGCACGCCCACTCACACCGCGCTCGAGCTCGCGACGGCCCGCGCAAGCACGCAGTTGCGCGCGCCTCGCCTCGTGCACTCGGCGGTCAAGTCTGAGCGCGTCTTGGAACCAGTCGCTCGCACAGAAATATGGCGCAGCTATCACGCCGGTGCTATCCGCGAAGGTCACGCGGAGCCTGAGCGCTTTGCCGACGCGGCGGTCCGCTCGCATGAGGTTGCCATGCGCAAAAAGTCGGAGCGCGCCAAGGTGCAGTTCCTGACTGACGCCCCCAAGCCAGTTGCAGAGGCTGGCACCCGGCCCAAGGCTGGGGCCAAGGCCGGGGCTGCAAAGTGCCAAGCAAAGACACTCGAAGGCCGGCAGTGCGGGTTTGCAGCCACGTGCGGGTGCTTCTGCAAAAAGCACGCACCCAAAGAGCCTCTGCGCTCCGCCTTCAAGCTCATCAAGGACCGGCGCCGCTTCACCACCGTGCGCCTCAAGGGCTTCCTGAACGTCAAGCCCTCGCGCGTCACCGAGGTGGTCGGGAAGCCAAATGGCCCCGCGGATGATAAGATAGATATGGAGTGGATGATCGTGTTTGACGACGGCACCCCCGCCACCCTCTTTTACAGTCACGATGACCCTTCCCTCCACGTGTGTGGCGAAGATATCGAGGTCATCGGCCGTATTCGCCAGCTGCTTTCGCTCTAAAAACTTCTTGTGGTTTAATAGATATGAACTGGAATTATGTATGGATCGCTCTCTTTATAAACTTCCTGCTCGTCCGCGTCGTCCCTAAAATTCTCGTGAAACCCACGGGCATTAAACCCGTGGATGATGTCGTTCTGTACCTTAATACCCAGGATGGATTTCTCTTGAGTTCCAGCCTGACGCTCGCTCTTGTTATTTTTCTGACGCACTACTGGATTGACAATAATGACTCCGGGACGGTTGCCAAGAGTCCTGACGTGTAAGAGTGATCCCACGTCACGATTCTCTTTTCATAACACTCCGCCATGCACTTCACGAGGCCTTCGTAGCTCGGGTGACCCCATTCGAGTTCTTTTGTGAAGAGAAAATCATCGTACCCAATTGGTCCAAGGGTACACTCTACCATGAAGGGGGTCTTGACATATTCTTTGAGACCCCCATAATCTGTAATAATTACCGGTTTGTTACGGACTGCCGCCTCTACGGCACCCATACCAACCCCTTCCGAGTGTGAACAGTTCACGTAGCAGTGACCCTTGGTGTGCACGTTCTCCATCTGCTCATTCGATAAAAGACCGTTTATAATCGTGACTTGTGGGTGACTAAATTGCACGGGCTGTGTACACGTCGCCTTGAGCAAAAGATGCGCCCGTGGAAAGTATTCAATGGCATTTATCAGTGCATTTATGTTTTTTCGTTTGTCAGCCACGTTCCCAATAGTGTAAAATATATAAGGTTCCGTGACTGGATTGAATCTCGGAACGGGCGGTGCGGTGGCGAACAGCCTCAGAATCCGCCAGTCACCGTGTGGAAATTGTTTCTCCAGTACCTTTTGGCAAAATTCAGATGCAACGTAGAGTGGGGAATACCTACCAACGAGCATCTCGTACAAAGGGTTGACGGTTTCAGTCTCGCATATTGTCATGTAAATCATTTTTTTGCAAAATTTCGCATATTGATCGACGAGGTTGAGCTGGTTCTCAACTGGGAGCACAAATGCAAACCCGGTGTCATATCGCGCCTTGCACGGGGGTTTGTCGAATTCAACATATTCACCACCGGGAACGAGTTCCGAATATCGTTGCGTCACTTGGCCTATTCCCGCCAGTGTCGTTGGCCCTATAAATAGCCAACTCATTGATTTATTTGGCCATCTTATCCTTAAGATCGCTCGCCATCATTCTCGTGGCCAATTCTGCAAACTCGATTTCGGGCGCCCACCCCAGAACCTCCTTGGCACGTGAGGGGTCGGCCTGCAGGTAATCCACTTCAGCCGGTCGGTAAAACTCTGGGCTGATTCGAATGACTATATTCCCATTGACTGGATCGATCGCCTCTTCGTCCTTGCCCGTACCTCGCCAGATGAGGCGCAGACCGACCGCCTTGCTTGCGTCGTGTATAAACTCACGGATGGTGTGTGTGTGGCCCGTGCCAATCACAAGATCCTCCGGCTTCTCTTGTTGAAGCATGAGCCACATAGCCTTGACGTAATCCTGTGCGTGCCCCCAATCGCGGCGCGCTTCGATGTTCCCGAGTTCTAGGACCGGTGGAGCGGTTCCATCCGCAACAGCCTTGACGTAATCGGCCAGACCGAGCGTCACCTTGCGCGTCACGAAATCCTCGCCGCGGCGCTCAGACTCATGGTTGAATAGAATCCCGGTCGATGCATGGAGACCATACGACTCTCTGTAGTTACGCGTGATCCAGTACGCGAAAACCTTCGCAACACCGTAGGGACTCCTGGGCCAAAACGCCGTCTTTTCATTTTGGGGTGGGGATGACGACCCGAACATCTCACTCGTCCCAGCCTGATAAAACTTAATCTTATTTGAAAATCCTGAATTGCGAATCGCCTCGAGAATCCGAAGAGTCCCGAGAGCATCAACGTTCGCAGTGTATTCGGGTTGATCAAAACTCACCTTGACGTGAGACTGTGCTCCTAGATTGTAAATTTCCAAGTGCTCGAATTGTTCAAAAGAATTTACGATTGCCATGAGTCGTGCGGTATCCGTCAGGTCTCCCTCGATCATATGAAAGTATGGATTGCTCTTGAGATGTTCAATTCTCTCGTGTTTCTTCTCTGAACAGTACCGAGCCATCCCATACACTATGTATCCCTTGGACAATAGAAGTTCAGAGAGGTAACTCCCGTCCTGGCCGGCGACGCCCGTGATTAAGGCTGCGTGCATTAATGGTACGGAGGGTGGAGTTTTTAACTTCATGCAAATTAAAAAAAACTTTAAAATATAGATGACGTTGGCAAACGTATTGCTCATGACCGTGTCTGAGATTTTTGGAAACGCGAATTTCAAGCACTATGCATGTGGTGCTGGTCACCGGGGTCATCTTGCGGGTGGTTTTGTCGGGTACGTGGGCGTCATGTATTTTTTGATTAAAAGTTTTACAGGTGCGAGTATGTTGTGGGTCGGCGCCATGTGGGAGGGAATGATTACTATCCTGGGGTCGGCCTATGCGTTTTTCATTCTGGGTGAACGGTTCGACTCTTGGGTGCAGTATGCAGGGCTGGCGCTCGGACTCGTGGCCATGTGCATGGTGCACGTTGGCGGAGCCCACCGCAATCATTAGAGATTTTAGTTGTTTATAAATAAATGGAAGAATTTCACAAGCATGTTCTTGAGCGCCTCACGAATGTCGAGGCCGAACTTCGGGAATTGAGGGAGGTGACATGGCCCGTGTGTCAGGCTCAACTTGACAATGGAAATAATTTAAACAATATTTTAAAAAAAAAATCTCTTTTGAGGTGGTTGGATGTTGATGAGATCAAACGTCTTCTCATGTTCAAGGGGGGTGTGATTGGTCTTACGCGAGACCAAGTCTCGTGCGAACTTCGGGAGATCCTGGTAGAGGCACGTCCGATGGACACGGTGTGAGGTCCGTCGTTCCATCCGTGTGTTTACCCATTTGTATCATTTCCCTGAACATATCAGGGGTTTGCGCCTCATGATGACCATCCTTTGCATGGGCATACGTCTGGAACTTCTGCCAAATTCGCATCGGCGTCCCGAAGCTGCTGAGATGCCACCCAGAGTGCTGAAAGCACGGAAATTTCCACCGATTATCTCGGAAGTAATTGGGCCCCATACGCTTCATGAGTTCGGCATTCGTTATGACGGTTCCAATCCACGGCTCTCCTACGAACAGATACTTGAGTGAGTACTCGAACATCCACATATGGACCGCGCACACTATAGCCGGGAGCTGCTCGTACCGCAGCTTGGTCATGTCGGGAATTTCATCCACGTCACTAATCATAACGAGTGCGTCATCCGATACGTCCGTAAGACCCGTGAGGATCGCGCTGCGTTGATACTTTTCACGGGCCCATGGATTTGGGTCGGTGGGCGCCTCCGCTGCCGTCACCACGATGTGTTTAATTTTTGGAAGCCATTTGGCGAAGCGATCCATGTTGTCCTGAAAGAACAAGTCCTTCGGTCCGCCCACGTGATTAACCTCTGACTCGACGAGCACGAATAGATCAACGTGCTCGTCGAGGCACTCGAGCCTTAGCTCAAGAATCTCTAGTTCATTATAGAACATGAACGCATCCACTAGCATTCTGTGTATGTGTAGTATAGTTTACCCTTATCTTGAAAAGTTTTCAAAATTTTCTTATTATTTTCGCGATGACCACCGTCGCCGGCTACAATGTGAAGCGCATCCTCCCCAAACCCGTAACTAAACTGCTTGACATGCGTCAGGTTGCAGTCGGGTGTGCATACCGTCTTGCGCTTGATTCCCGCCTTTTCAAGGAGATTGCACAGGATCATGTCGTCGTGCCATGTCACATCCAAAAGTTCCTTGAACTCCGGGAGTGCCTGTTGAATCCAGCCCGCCTTGACAATCACACCGCCGTAACCCTCGAGCACGTCGAGCGGTACACCGTGTTGGCGGGGAAACTGCCCCGCAAAGTAATTGTCGAACCGGAATCCACTCAGACCCCACGCAGATCTCTCGTCGGTCCGGTGCCACTTGATGAGGTTTTGCGCGACGAGTGGCGTGTATCCCGTGTCATCATCTACGTAAATGATGAGATCATCCGGGAGAAGCTTGAGGGCCGGGCCGATGAACTTTGTACCTGGGCCAAAGTCGTCGCAATCACGGTTGATGACCACCTTTGGGCTGATGTGATGGAGATACTCTGGAACATCCCCGTCCCAGTCTGGAAATCGCGTGTACTTGGTGGGAATGTTGAGCCAGACCTCGTGACACGTCTGCTGTGTAAGAGCCTCGATGATCGGTCCGAGCTGGGCGAAGCGGCTTGGGATGCTCGTGAGGCTAATGATCACCTTCATTTAGGTACCAAGACTATTTCATCTTTAACATAACCATCGGCAAGTTCCCATTCTTTACCGTCTATGGTGAGTTTATGGGTACCTCGGCGGATGAGTGATCCGCGTCCTATCCGCAGACAGGTTGCTCCTATACCAAGGCGAATCAGTGCCGTCACGTCGTGTCCATCGGCCCGCGCCTCGTTGACCGTCACGAGTCGGCGCGCTGGTCCTTCATAGCCGGACCACGCCGAGCTTTGTTTCATGTACGACTGTGTGTTGTGAAATCCCATTGTATCTGGATAATCAGTCCCTTCCATTGAAAACTTTACAGCCTCTTCTCTGGTCGGAAGCACGGCGCCCGGTGTCGCTAGAGCGAGAGCCGCTGAAAACATCACGTCTTCACCAAACTGCTGACGCGTAAATTTTGTGGAAATTTCTTTCAAAAGTTTTGGATTTCTGATTGATAGTGCGCCGTTCCCCTGAAAAACGCGAGGATCACCCACTGGAAAATGATGCCACGGTGCACCGACCCAATCGTACTTGAGAAACCGAAGTACATCATTCTTTCGCAGACCCGTGTCCGTCATGAAGAACATGATTTTCTCCCCGTGGAACTGCTCCCAAAATACCGGGGTGGTGAGCAAGTCATCAAATTTACCGAGATTAAATGGTCCAACGAGATCAAGTTTCAAAAATCTAACATTTGTATCCGGTCCTATAATTTGTTTTATCATATCTATATTTTCATCCGAGCACACAACGGTGAGAGCCGCATACGGCACGTGGCACGAAAAGTTTGTTAGTGCGTATTTTACATCTTCATGTATTTGGCGCGTTTCTATAAATACGCCTTCGAGAGGAGCCGTTGCCGGGTGCGTTTTAAAATCGCACGTCCAATTTTCATTTTTAAATTTTGTGAACATTATATTGTCGACGTGGGTTCCTTTTATACCCACCACCCGCACCCGTCATCACGCCAAGTGGGCCATTTGGCAAGATCACCCTGGTTTATAATGCGCGTCTTGCGAATGGCTCGTAGTTCATCTAGTCTCGAATCATGTGGCTGATTAGGATGACTGAAAAATTCAGCTTTGAATATACGTGGTGTGTTTGGCCGAAGTTCTGAAACGTAATAATTTGTAAGCGTCTTTCGCCACATGCCATCCGGACACGTCATGGGCCACGGGAGACCGTGATAGGACACCCGTCCCGTTTTGAACAGTATAGCGGTATTGAATTCGGGTCTGACCACCTTCACACTCTCTGTACAATCCGCATTCCACAGCTCGAGATTACCTCCCCATTCATGATTCCAGTCCTTATTAAGAAAGACGATCAGGTTAAGACGGCGCTCTTTCATTGTAATTGGGTGGATCATATAGTCGATGTGTAGATCGTTCTTCCCCCCTCGCGGGCTCGCGTGAAGCCCGGCACCGTGCAGGTGAGGGTCTGGGTGCAAGTCGTCGGTGCCTGAAAACTTTTTTAATCTTTCGACGAGTTCATCTGATTGTAAAAACTCGTAAACACTTTTTATGGTTGGTAGGTGTGTGAATTCGTTCAGGGTTGACTTATACTCGATGGGATTGTGATAGTGTTTCCATGGGTACCTCGGGTCATCCGTCTCTGGAAACTCGTTGTAAATCATCTCAGCGACATGCCCGCTAAAGAAAGAGGGGATGACGATGTGTTCAAAAGGCTCGGTCTCGACTGCAAGATTGTCATTGACCCACCGCCCGAGCATTATAATTTATGGGTGAATATGTTTTATTTAGTTATGATGACCATGAGATCATCGTACCGGCCCTTCACGTGGCGCGTGTCGACGAGTTCCGCTTTCGATCCAGACTCTTCTGCCATAGTCATGAGTATATTCGCGTCTTCGATACTCTGCACGTCTTCGATGATGTACGCACCGCCTGGACGAATCCGGGATTTTAGCAATAGGTACGACGCCACCTGATCCCGCAGGGCGTGACTCCCGTCATCTATGACAAAGTCGAATTGGCCTTCAAGGCGGCTCACCGCCCCACGATCAGTGGCATCAAGAATCATTGTCTTGATTTTTGGCGTTGACAGGTCGAACCGAACAAGATGGGGGTTTATATCCAGACCAATAACCTCGGATTCGGCGTGATCAAAGTAGTCGGCCCATGCACGGAGAGACCCGCCCGTGAACACGCCTATTTCCAGAACACGCACGGGATCGTGACGCTTAGGCTCGAAAACGCGCTCATAAGCCGTGAGATACGAGTGAGTGGTGTTTTTGTCAGTTCCGGTGTGCACCTCTCCCTCGTAACGCTTGAAGATCTCCTCCATATATGGTTTATTGTAACTTATACTTTAATACAACCAGTGGTCGTTCGCAAGTGACCACTTGACCACATCCGAGATGCTATCGCGCAGGCTAATCTTTGGCTCCCACCCCGCCTTCTTGAGACGCTCACCTGATAGCGCGTACCTCAGGTCGTGACCAGGGCGGCTCGAGTGAAAATCTACGAGCTCATATCGCAGTGGCTTACCAACCGCCTCTGCGATATACTGCGCAAGCGTCAGGTTGTCCACCTCTTCCTTGCCAACGACGTTGAACTTTGGGCAGTAGCCAGGCATACCGGCGTCTGGTGCGTGCTCCGTGATGAAATGGATTGCATCCGCCACGTCCGATGCGTGGATATAATGCCGACTCCCGGGGATCGTGCGAGTTTCATCGGAATGAATCAAGATCTTATCACCCGAGTTCACCTTGCTGATACACATGGGGATGAACTTCTCCGGGTGCTGGCGCTCGCCAAAAATGTTCATAGTGTGCGTAATCGTCACTGGAATTTTGTAAGTGTTGCGGAACGCCACGCACAGCTCCTCGCCACCCGCCTTGGCGGCAGAATAAGGATTCGTGGAATTATAACGGTCGTATTCGTCATATGCGACACCGGGTGGCGCTGGTCCGAAAATTTCATCAGTCGAAAAATAAATAAAATTCTTCAAGTTCTTTTGTTTACGAGCAAAGTCTAGAATGGAACACGTCCCTACAACATTGTCAAGTACAAAGTTCACAGGCTGGTCGATGCTCCGATCGACGTGGCTACTCGCCGCCACATGAATGATATAGTCAAACTGTCCGAGTTGCTTAGTGAGCGGCTCATTAATTTCAGACCGCAGGTCGTGGTGGAACACCTTGTAACGGTGCTTCTGATCATCGGATAGGACCTCGTTCACGCGATTGAGATTTCCTGAATAACTGAGGCGGTCCAGACCCACCACCTCGAGATCGGACGTCTTGATGAAATTCTCAACAATGTGGTGCCCGACGAAACCAGCTGATCCAGTGATGAGGGCGCGTCCCTTCATGTATACTTAAAACTGTCGTAATCTTTAAGATTAGTGTAATGTCGTCCACTTGTCTAGCGTGTGGGTGTTCCCATGTTGTCGCGTGTCTCGATTTGGGCGCGCAACCTCTTGCGAATGAATTTAAGAATTCTGCAACGGAGCCGGAGGAGACGTACCCCCTGGCCGTCGTGCGCTGCGTCGAGTGTGACCATCTGCAACTCGATTATTTCATAGATCCGGACATGATGTTCAAAAATTACCTATACGTGAGTGGCACGAGCGACACGTACCGCGAATACCTCGCATGGTTCGCCGGTAAGGTTGGCAAGGCGGGTGATCGCGTCCTCGATATTGGGTGCAATGATGGAACGCAATTGGACATGTTCAAGGCTATCGGGTGCGACACGTGGGGTGTCGATCCCGCCGAGAACCTCTGGCCCGTGAGCTCCGCCAAGCACAACGTGACGCTCGGGTACTTTGACGAGAGCTACGATCCGGGAGTGACGTTCGACGTCATTAACGCACAGAATGTATTTGCTCACAACAGAGATCCGTTAGGCTTTCTCGTGCTGACCAAGCGATTCATGCACGCTGGGACTCGCATGTACATCCAGACGAGTCAGGCGGACATGGTCCTGAATGGTGAGTTTGATACAATCTACCATGAACACATCAACTTTTTTAACGTCCTTTCTTTCAAGAAGTTGGCTGAGCGTGCTGGTCTCGTGCTCCTTGATGTCATCAAGACGAAGATTCACGGGACGAGTTATATGTTCGTCGTCGGACTCGAGGGCGAGCCCGATGCACATGTCGCGCACGAGCTGGCTCGTGAGGATGAGGTGGGTCTTCACCGCACCGCCACGTATGACGCGTGGTCCAAGAACTGCCACGCGTTCGCCGCCAAGGTCAGGGACGAACTGGCTGGCAAGTACGTTGTGGCGTACGGGGCCGCCGCCAAGGGCAACACTATGCTCAACTTTCTCAAGTTCAAGCCCCGGGTTATAATCGACGACAACCCGCTCAAACAGGGAAAGTTCAGCCCAGGGGTCCGCGCTCCCGTAACGGGCTCGGGACACGTAGTCGCCTTGCCCGCGGAGCAGCCCGTCGTGTTCCTCCCCTTGGCATGGAATCTTTTTGATGAAATTAAAACTAAAATTATTCGTCTGCGTGACAACCCACTCGATTCGTTTTATAATCTGGCCAGTGTTATTTAAAAGTAAGATTAATTTATATTTAAATGGTCCTTGTATATAGGCCCCGTGAACCGAAACCTGGGTTTGGAAATCTGCTCATGAATCTGTGTATGACAAAGGTTAATGGGGCTAAATACGTACACCGTGACGTTCTTGAATACGAATTTAATAATTGTTTTAGCCTAAATGAATTTACAATTGTAGACTATGATGGCGAACAGCCACATTGCCCGTGCTTTATTAATCAGGAGTGGCATCAGAATATCTGGCCTCTGTGTAGATCAATAGTTTCACCAAAGGCCTATCTTCTTGAACTCGTGGAGAAGCACAGTCATGTTCTCGATGGCGTGGTCTTTGGTGTGAATATTCGGCGCGGCGCTTACTCGGCTGATTCGACGCAATTCCCCGGAGCGACGGACCGCAAGTTTTTTCATTGTTCCGATTCTGGTCTCGAGAAATTTATAAATAAAATAGAGAATGCACGGGGGCGCGTCTACGTCACGTCCGATTCATCGAGCACAAAACAAATGATAAAAGAAAAATTTGGATCCAAGGTTTCTATGATTGATACAGTGTATGCACACACGGCCGAACAAACGGACCCCACGTGTCAGACGGTCAGAAACCTGCAGGATGTGTATCTCGTATGGTATTTGCTAAGTCTATGCCCCATGGTATTGTGTACAGGTGGCGCTCGCGACATGGTCGGGTTTTCGACTTTCGGGTACATGGCGGCGGTTTATGGTGGCAAGCCCGTTGATATTATTTTCAATGAAGAGTAAGCCTTTGCTTAGCGCAAGCTGAGCATGTACAAGGTCGAGCGGATAAGAGCAATAATCTCATCATAGATGTTGCGCAGGTAGGAATCTTTGGACAGGCGGCTCATCGCGCGGACACGCACAAGCAGTGACCGGAAATACTCCTTGGCCTTGCGCGGGTCACGCATAAACTTCTTATTCACATTGACTGAGCGTAGGCGGCCGTACTTTCCCATGTACGCCTCGGCCCAAGAATCGAGCAAGGGGACTATACCCTCGTAGTACGCCTGAAGGGCTTTATGTTCAGCAAATGACGGAGTCGTCAGATGGAACGAGTGTGCTTGCGTCCTCGAGTTCATTAAGGTCCCAACAAATTTGGAGGCGGTGGCCATTTAATTTCTACATAGAAATTAATGGCAGATCCCGAGTTCACCGAGATTCGGATCGCGCCCGGGACGATTCTGTACAAGGGTCTCCCCGTATCGTGTACGACGCTCCTCAAGGACATCAGGTATTTCTATTTAACAGACGATCAAACACATGCACGTAAATACGGAACCGTGTGCCCATTTCGCGTCAAGAAACTGCTCAGACTTTTTGAGATGACTCATGAAAATATCAAAAAGTTGCTCGCCCTTCCGACTCTGTCACGAATCACCAAGTGGCGCCTCGAGACGGCGTTCGGGACGGGAATCACCGTCGGCGAGCAAACGGCCCGACTCAAAAAACTCAAAGTCGGGAGTATCACCTCCGGACCAGATCCAAACGTGAACGGACAGCGTGCATCCTGGAAAATTCTAAACAAAAAACTTGGAACTTATTTTTCTCAAGATTTTTTGAGAACGCGTGGGTACGACGGCTACTATGCAGAGGGCAAGTGGTCCGTGTTTCATGCAGGTTATTTTTCTTCTGAAATTATGCTTACAAACGCGTACCAGAAGATCGAGCGTGCCGAGGGTCGCATGCCAGTTCTGTCCCTCCGTGAACTCACATTCCCACAGGCTCTCGCCCGGCTCTTCATGGAATACAGTAAAGAGAATAAGAATTTAATAAAAATTCAAAAAGAATTTGTTTTGTTTTGCACAGGTGGCCAAGCCGTCAACTTGTACCTGCGTCAGAGGACCCGTGCGGCAAGAATCCGCCTCATCCGGCAGACGAGTGATTTTGATTTTAGTTTTGCGGTTGGTCGACCCATCACTACCCTCGCTGAACTCAAGAGAAAGGGGGCGGCCATGCGTCGTGTCATGCAAAAACATATGGATGGATTTGCACAATTTATAAACAAAAATTACAAAGGAGCGAATGTCGAGGTGCGTTTCAAACCGGGCCGGCGCGTCCTTAACCCGCCCATGCAGGTGCCAGCCACCGGGCGCCGCACGTACCTCGTGTACACGTGGCAGCTCAAGGTTGGTAAAAAATTCATAGATGTGGCAGACTCGGCGCTCGCACTGTACCCGGGCGTGTCGCGCTCGTGGCTCAGTAAGAAGTTCTCATTATCTACGGGAATTCCTATCGAGCAAGTGAAATATCAATTGATAGACGCCCTCGGGATTTTGGCGGGTTCATTTTTACACAAGACGCAAGTTTCTAGAAGAAATCCATTAACTGGAAATGTTCTCAAAGGTGGTAAGAATGTCGTCCGTGCAAATCAGTTGAGTAAAGTCATCACAAATCACGCGAGTAATTATAGACCCAACCTCGTCCGCCTCTCCATCAAAACTAGAAATTTATTAGAAAAAATTAAAAATAAAAATTTGAGAGGAGCTCGGATCGAGGCGGCAACCCTCGAAGCCCTCGTGAAAAATTTGGTTGTGCGCACATGACCCACCCCCGAGAACCATCATTCCTCACAAAAACAAACATTGTCCTGTGTGTGCCCACCAAAAAAACAAACATGGCTGCCTCTTCCTTCGCCCTCGCTTGCGACGCCCTCGCCCGTGAGCGCGACCGCGTGTTCCTTCTGCGTGTCAGCGCCGACTACAATATCGACTTTGCCGAGCTCTCCGCCAAATATCTGGTGGAGGCTGAGTCAGCCATCAAGGTGCCCAAGCAGAAGAAGGTCCGCGCTGCCAAGGTGAGCGTCGAGGGCAAGGAGGACGGAGACCGCTGCAAGGCGCTCACTGCCAAGAAGGGTCAGTGCAGCTTCAGCGCTCTGAAGGGTGAGTGCTACTGCAAGCGCCACCTGAAGCAGCAGGGCGCTCCGGTACAGGAGGTGCCCAAGCCCGTGAAGCCAGTGGTTGTCAAGCCTGCTGCCAAGGTGGCGCCCGTCCACGAGCACGAGCTCGACGGCGCCAAGCACACCGACTGCGACCTGTGCCAGACGCACGGGTCGGCGATCCTCGAGGATGAGGAGTTCGAGGAGGCGGTGGCTCCCGCTCCAGTCGAGGAGCGTGCGGTGGAGGACGAGGTTGAGGAGCGTGCGGTGGAGAGTGAGGCTGAGGTGGAGAGTGAGGCTGAGGAGCGTGTGGCGGAGAGCGAGTCAGATGTGGAGAGTGAGGATGAGGTGGAGATTGCGGTTGACAGCGAGGATGAGGGGCGGGCGGTTGACAGCGATTCGGAGAGTGGGTTTGATGAGGAGTGAGTGTAAAAAAAGCAAGTTTTGTGTTCTCCACCTCTTGTGCTTCGTCCCTAAAATTCACAAAACCAACAATGTCTCAGTTCATTCGTCCCACCCTCCGCACTCACCGCGGGTGCCACTCCGAGCCGCGCGCGCTCACCCCCGAAGACACTGCTCGCGTTTTGCGCGCCGCCCCAACTCCAGCCCATCGTATCCGTGAGTGGACCCCGTCCGTCGAATACGAGTTAATCGCCCGTCAGATGCCACCGGCTGTTCGTGCGGCTTATATAGCCAAGTCGGAGGCGTGGTTTGAAGCGCACCCTTCCAAGGCGTGGGCGGCATCCCGGCGCCGTGACGTCATTGACACGGAGATGGTGGCCGCTTTACTCGCAAAGTACGGGTCTCGCATTCCACTCGAAGAATATACAAAGGCTGGATATTCCGACGAGGCGGTGGCTCGCGTGAGTGCCGGCCGCAAGTGGAACATTGACCATGCGGAAGAACTCCAGGCTGAGATTGAGCGCCGCTGGCCTGGTTCATCTTCGTCCAAACCCAAGAAGGTCATCAAGGCTGTTAAGAAGAAAATGAGCTAGAATATAAATGTCTTCTCAGCGTTGGGCTGATATGGACGATGACGACGACCCGCAGCCTCTTCCCGAGCCGTCTTCATACACCCCCCCTCACAAACGGCGGCCTCGTGTCGCCGACAAAAAGTTGGCGCCGGCGCCTCCGGAAAAAGAAAAGGCGCCCAAGTAAATTATGTGTGAAGTGTGTTGCGAGCCGTTCAATCTCTCAAACCGTAGTCGGGTCAAGTGTCCGTACTGTCCATTCAATGCGTGCTCAAGCTGCTCCGAGAAATACATGCTCGATTCACCGGATGACCCGCATTGCATGGCCTGTCGCCGTGGCTGGAACCGTGAAACTCTCTGTGAGAACATGTCTGTGAAATTCGTAACAAAGACGCTCAAGGGTCGGCGTGAGGCTATCCTTTTCGAGCGCGAGCGCAGCCTCATGCCCGCCACCCAGGTTCACGTAGAGGCGGAAAAGAAGCGCCGGTACTATGAAAAACTGAGCGAAAGAGGTCGCGAACAGGTTCGTGAGTTGCATACACTCTGGATTAAATGCGAGTCTCAAAATCTTGCGGTTCTCTCCGTGGAGATTGGGGCAACGACCGAGTTCGATGCGATGTTGGAGCGCACAAAACGTTCTATTGATATTGAAAAACAAATGCGCGAGATTGAACTCAGCATCAAATATTGGAATTTTTGCCGTGATGCGTGGTTCCGTCCTCAGGCTTCCGCGGAACGCAGGCAGTTTGTGCGTGCGTGTCCTCATGGAGACTGCAAGGGATTTCTGAGCACTGCGTGGAAGTGTGGATTGTGTGAGAACTGGACGTGCCCGGATTGTCACGAGGTGAAAGGTCTTGACAAGGCGGCTGATCATACGTGTGACCCGAACAGCGTCGCGACTGCTAAGATGCTCGAGAAGGATTCTCGTAATTGTCCGAAATGTTCGGCTATAATTTTCAAGATTGAAGGGTGCGATCAGATGTGGTGCACACAGTGCCACACGCCGTTCAGTTGGCGTCGCGGGGTGATTGAGACTGGGCGCGTCCACAACCCTCACTATTACGACTATATGCGAGCCAGGGGGACAATTGCACGCGAGCCCGGTGACGTTCAGTGCGGCGGACTTCCGAGCTTGCAGGTTATTTCACGGATTTCTAACGCTCCCAATATCATTGTCATTCATAGGATGTATGGTCATATTCAGCATATAGTTATGAATAGGTACGCCACGAATGCGATTGAGGACAACCGTGACTTGCGTATCAAGTTTATGATTGGTGATTTTACAGAAGAAGTTTTCAAACAAAAATTGCAGCAGCGTGAAAAGGCTCGGCAAAAGAAGACGGACATCCGGCGTGTACTTGAGATGTACCAGACGGTCACGGTCGACTTGTTCCAGGCATTTGTCAACCACAGAACGTCTAGTACCGTGAGTGAAGAGTTTTTCCGTCTTCGTGAGCACGTGAATATTGAACTGAGAGCGATATCCAGGCGTTACACGAATTGTGCGGTTCCAACCATTAACGATAATTTTGTAATTTCTTAATCAAACCTCATCACTGGGCGGCGACGAGCTCTCAACTGACGGATGATCTAGGGTGTCGTGACGTAGCTTTCCCCATAGTGTCGCTGCCCTCGGCCTCGCGAGTTCAAACGTGTTTGGGCTTTCACTACCGACTGAATTCTTGGGCGTGAGGAGAGACGCCGCTATGCTCGCGAGCGATCCCGTCTTTGTGCTTTTTATCGGTACTGACAATGCAAGAAAGTTTTCCATTGTTTTTTCAAGCGGATTTCCTGCTTCTATTGTTGAATTGAATTCAATAAAGCACTCATTGAGGAACGCCACACCCTCCGTGACGCGCTGTGCTCTGTCGATGCTTAGTTCTTTTGAAATTTTTAGAGCAATTCTCTTGACGTGCACGGACGAGTTGAGTGCTCTTGTCATTTTTTCATTTAGTTTCATGTACAGCTGAATCGAGCCGAGCACGCCCGTTCCAGCTGACAGAACCGCGTTGAGAATACTGACCATATTTTGTTCTACAAATTGTCCGAGTGATATTGCCGTCAACGCATTCACGGACGATATGATTAGGATGGGTATGTTGAACCGTGATGAAAGTGAATTATAGTACGTAAACTCTTTGGCGTAGTGTTTCTGCATGTAGTTGCACTGTTCCTCAAGTTTTCGGAGGAACGCCTCCTCCTTGTCGTGCCACTCGTCTTCCTTCATATAGTACTCTTTGAAAATTAACGCAGCCACGGGGGCATGAGATCCATATCCCCCACAACGCACTCAACTTCCGTGTCTCCCGCCACGCATGGAAAATTCACCAAGTATCCCTCCTTAATACCCGTCAGGTGCGCATAATTACGCACTTGATTTCTAAATTCGTCTTTGAGTTTTGAAACCGACTTGAGTTCGACGATTGTATGGCCTTCCAAGACCAGGTCGGCCCGCAAGTTACCCACGGTGTGGCCCTCATACACAACTGGGATGATTTTTTCAGTTTCATACTGAATTCCCCGTAGACGGAGCTCCACCTCAAAGGCGTTGTGGTAGACCCTTTCACTGTATCCCGGTCCCAACTTTTCAAATATTTTTGTAGAAATATTTTTTATAAAAATATCCATGGTTGATGAACCAACGTACAAATTCTCTAGATGTAAAGTAGTACCGTGATGACGGTCGTGCCCGTGTGGAACATATACAGTTATTGGTCATTTGCGTTGACGGTCCTATGGCTCCTAGGTGCCCTGCCCTTCTCACCCCTCGCGTCGGTCATTGCAACATTCATCGGAAGTATAGTTTTTGTTTTTTTTCAAAACAAAATTTTCACAAATGTTGGAATGTTCATAGTGGCGACTCACCTCGTGCCGGTCCTCATACTCCGGAAAACTAAATTTAATTTTTTTAAAAATTTTTTGATTTTCATAATGTACAACTTGGTCCTGCTCGCCACCGGTACAAACTTTGAAAAAGTTTATAAAATTATTTTTCATAATCCCCCGAGTACAGTGAGAGAATACCTTGTGCAGCGCGGGTTGACCCGTTGATAAAGCATGATGTGTGCACATTTGCCCACGTCTGGTCGACCCATAGACCAACCTCAAAATGTCAAACGCCAAGACTCTTATCATGTACGCCATGGGCTCCAAGCTCAAGCAGGTCCGCAGTGACCTCACGAACGGTTATCACAACCCTATTCTCATGGAAGAAATAGGTCATCTCAACGATGTTATCGAACTCGTAATATCGTTCGAGCATCGCCTTTTATCGGAGCTTGACGATATTGATTAAATATTTTTTGTAAAAACTGCAATAACTTCAATCTGAATTACGCGTGGGTTGTACCTTTCTGCATGCTTCACGGTCCAGTCGTAATCTATTACACTATCATCTGAAGAATCATACATTTTGTATTTTCCAGATGAAGTTAAATATCCTGCAACCGCGTGACCATCTAACGTCCCACCCTCTTTATTTGGCGCGAGCCACATGATCACGTGACCGTGTGTCAATGTGTACCCTGGCAAACTGTGTGGAATATTTTGCGATGTGTATTCTCGTAGTACAAATAGCCCACTCGGAAACATCTTTTTATAGAAATTGTACACGTCAGACAGCGATCCTCCCTCGTAATTGTTCCTAGACCACCGTCTCGGTGATCGAACGCTAGAACTCCTAATAACATTTACATTTTTGTAAGCTGAACTGACCCCCCCGTAACCATCTAACCTGTGCTTGATGTATTGCCAGAACAAGAGTCTTGGCGCGTTTCTCATAGGGCACATTGTATATCCGCGTCTCTTATCAGTTATTACATTTTGCGACATTTGTTTGAGAATTTCACGGGGTCTCTTGCTCAAAAGCAGACCATTGACTATCGAATGGAACCAGCACGTACCGCCCTCTTGCATTCTAAAGCGAATGTTCGGACGGTTTTCATTCTTAATCGCCATCTTGAAGTTGATATTAACCTTATTAAATAGTGTTCTGTAACTGGTATTCGTGGAATATAGATTTGTTTTGCGCGTGTTGTGCATTTTCTTGATGTATGCATTTTTTAGAGGTGGGTTATTCTTTACCAGTTCTACCCAACTAGGCTTGATCAACTTCCCCCCGAGTTCAATAAGGAAGTTGAATTCCAGTTCCTTTAATTTCTTGTTCACCCTATTAAACAAGGCTCTGAAATTGGCGTTCTTTGTGTACAGGTCTGATCTTCGTGCAAGGTTCATATTGATTCCATGTGCACGATTAATATTCAATTTATTCTTTTTCAATTTCTCTTCAAGTTCGATCAAGTTTGCAAACTGTTTGTTCACTTCCATTGACATTAGTTTCGAAATAAAACAAAATCCGCTTGGTGAGGAGCCTTTAAGCAAGAAACCCACGTTTTGTGTCCACTGCCTCCTCTCTTTCCCCCACCACCCTCAAAAACAAACATGGATTGTCCGGTGTGCTACGAAGAAGTATCCGCCGGTTGTGTGACGACCCCTTGCAACCATGTATTTCACCGTGAGTGTATAAATTCTTGGGTTCGTATGAAGGATACGAGCGCGGCCCCCTGTCCAATGTGCCGATCTCCTTTAAATATGGCAATTGTCCGTAAGACTTGCACGGGTACTACGAGTCGTGGGTCACCTTGTATGCTTAAATCCTTTTTAAAAAGTGCCGACAAATGCAGACACCACGTCACTGTT